GATGCCACAGTCCAACAAATCAAGTTTGTTTAGCAATTCCCGTCTTGCTTGCCCTCTGCGTAATCGAAGTAATCCCCTCTTTTTAATCGTTCTAATCTGCGCAACGCTCAAATTTCTGCTCTTAGCAATATCAACAACCGGCTTTTTATAAATAAAACACTCCTTTAAAACACTCTGTTCAATTTGTAATGTATATCGTTCTACAATATCCCATAAGACATTTACCTGATACTTGTCGTATGCCTTATCCAACACATCACGTTCAAAATCATATGGATCTCTGATACAATCACCGAGCGTTGTATCTCCGTTATCCGAAACAGGAGCCTCCAGGTATGCTGTGCTTTGCATATACGTTTCTATTCTGTCAGCTTCTTCCAACGTAATTCCCATACGTGCAGCAGTTTCTTTTCTTGTTGGATTTCTTTTTAATTCCTGTGATAGATTCTGAGCCGTTTTCTTGTAACGTCTTACTTTCCATGTAACACCATCCGATATATGAATTGCAGAGCCACATTTTTGTATATAACGCATAGGTCATAAAAAGCGTATTTTCACCCATTTTATAATGCTGTACTGCTTGTAAAAGTCCAAAGTATGCCTCCTGAAGCAGATCTTCCATATCCTCATATGTAGTATAAGGCTTTACGATTTTACGAATAAGCGGCAAATTTTGTTCATATAGCATCCGCATATTATCTGTTACGTCAGAACCGTTCTGAATCTGCTGTACTATCTGCTCATTTGTCATTGTTCTACACCTACCTTTTTGCTATAATAAAGATAGATATACCCGATCAAAGAGGAGTGCGCTTCTATTCCATTCAAGAATACACTTCTCTTTCTTCATTATTATAATGCACATTGATTTATTTGGATATAACTAAATATAAAAGCCTTTTTTATTTTTTTCAGGAATTTGAGGAACTTAGTAGCCGCCCGGTGGTCTTTCTGTCAGACCCCCTCCCACCCCCAAAAAATACAAATAAATAAGCAGAATCATTTGTGATCCTGCTCATCATTCCTCTATGCTTCTTTTAATTCCCTCTTGTATTTATAATAGGTGTTCCTTGCAAGTCCTATCATTCTCATGCATTCAACATCTGACAATTGCCCATCAAAATCTTTACTATATTTTCTGATCTGCTTCTTTGCTTCAATGGATTTCTTTGTGATCAACTTGGCTCCCGGCTTCTGCCCAATCTGCTTACCATTCAATCGTGCCGTAGCTATCCCCTCTTTGGTTCGCTGATGCAAATCATCTACTTCCTTCTGTGCCTGCTCAAATGCAATCTTAATCTGCTCCTTTGCTAAAGTCATCAGATACTTATTAATTCCCTCAAGAATATAATCAACATTCGTCCCTGTCAATGACACATTATTCTGTAACGCGCTTTTGTAAGTGGCGGTATTTATATGCGGTTCTTTAAGAAAGACAAGCTCTACTCCCTTAGTATACAATTCCTCATACAATGCGAATCCTTCATCTGAATCTCTACTCATTCTTGATACAGAATCAAATACAATCGTGTCTCCAGCTTTTATCCTTTTATATAGTTTATTCCATTCCGGACGATTCAATGTCGTACCGCTATAAGCTTCCGTTACAATAACCGCCGTATTATATTCAGCCCTAATGTTTCTAATCTGTCTTTCAATACTTTGCTGCTTTGTACTGATTCTGCAATAACCATATATACACATACTCACCGCTCCTTACAGTATCATTTTTGTCGTTCGTTAGTTTTGATACTCATATATTAAAACTTATTATTGTTGTTGTCAATATATTTTGATACTATTCTTTATAACGTTATTTTTGATACTGCCAACAACTAATGTAGCAATTGCAATTCATTAATCCATATGATAAAATACAACCCAAGGAACGATTGTGTTGCAGGGTGGCTGACCTCTATTTTATGTTACATAGAATGGGGGTGGTGCTGATGAATAAAAAGTTTGATTTCAAAGATCTCATGACTTTTGGTATGTTCATTCTTGCATTACTGACATTCGTATTTACGTTTATCAGATAGTGTTTTAAAGCATAGAAAAACCACCCCAACTTTGACCGAGTACTAGGGTGGATTTTTCTAACCGTATTTGTGAGGTCAACCACTTGTGGGCAATTGTTCCTCTTTTATTTATCTTAACTATAACACGACACATTCAAAAAAACAAGTAGCATTATCAACCGTATAGCGAATTGTCAACATAATATGTGCTCTGCATATTTTGAACACTGTTTAAATACACATTGCAATTACCAAGTGCTTGCATATGCTTCATTTACATATATTTTGTAATTACTCGGATAAATTGTCTCGTAATCACTGTCATACGGATAATCAAAAGAAATATAGTCAACACTTCCATCTTTCAAACAGTCCGCATATGTATAGTCATATCCAACGGCATTATTTTCCGCATCATAAAACACGACAGCAATCTTAACAAATTCATAATCCATTCCAGAATTGTTGAAAACCTCCGAAGTTATATTGTCAGCCCCTCTATTGGATTCAATATCAACTCCGCTTACCTTAGATTTTTCATAACTTGCCTTGCTAACAGAAAGAGTAATTTTAAAGTCATCATACGGAACATAATCGTAATCCGCATTTGTTGGAGCAGAAAAGAATAATGCGCACTCTTTCCCGCTTTCAAAAGCCCTAGTGAAATCGCTAGATGTATCTATCATTCTTCCGTTCGAGAAATAAACAAGCTTTGCGTCAATATCAACCATTACTTCATTATTGTTTTTCAATATCGCCACAACACCTTTTTCTGTGTCTTTCAACGTTACAGAAACATTCTTTGTTGCTTCGTTTGCACTAAATTTATGTTTTACCGTAACCTTGCAAGAAAGCGTTTTCTTACCAACTTTAGCTTTGATCGTTGCCGTTCCCGATGATACTGCCGTAACAATTCCGCTTTTACCTACCTTTGCAACGCTTGGCTTGGTTGAACTCCATTTAACTTTTGCATTTGTTCCGTAAACTTTCAATTTCTGTGTTTTTCCAACATCAAATGAAATTGCCTTCTTGTTTAATTTGATAGTTGCCGCCTGCGCAACAATCTGTGTCCCATCCGCAAGTTGAAACGGAATCGCCGAAATCAAAACGGCAAATGCCAACCCCATTGCTACCCATATTCTTTTTGTTCGCTTCATAATAACACCCCTTTCCCTTGTGATACATTGACTATACCACAAGGGAATCAGGGTGTCTACATTTATACCGGATATGGAGATCTTCCGGTACGATCAAAATATTCTTGTGCGCTTTGTCGCGTGCTATCAAAGATAACTTTTCCGTCAAGTGAAATCTGAATTGGTCGATTATTGCCTACGCTCGTCTTTATAAGCGGTTGAATCACTTCTTTTACTGCCTGTGCAACTCCGGCAGAAACAGACGATACAATCTGGTCGTTATTCATTACTGCCGTATGACCGCCAAGCGTACCGACAAGTTCCGGTCCCGCTTCTCTTGCAACGAACATCTGCCCCATGTTTGGCAATCCACCGACTGCGTATTTCTTAATCGGTTTCCAACTTCCACCGGAAAACACGCCTCCATCAGCCTTTCCCGTCATTCTAGCAGTAACGCTTAAAAATCTGTCTTTGATTCCATTTAAAAAAGATGTGATCTTTGCGGTGAAACCGGTAAGCGTTTTATTTGCCGGTTTAATTTCATCTTTCGCTTTTGTTATTTCGCCTGTATAGTTTTTCAGTGTCTTATCTTTCGATTTAATACTGTCCTTGTTTTTTACAAGATCAACCGTATAATTGTTTAATATCTTGTATCCTTTAGGAATCTTATCCTTATCATTAGAAAGATTTGCGGTATAGTCGTTCAAAGACTTAAGTTTTGATGGAATTAAGTCCTTGTTTTTAGACAGATTTGCCGTAAAGTTCTTTAACGACTTGTCGCTTAATCCGATCTTATCTTTTGACGCATTGAGGTTTGCAGTAAAATTATCCAATCCTTTGAGATTCTTAGGAATCGAATCTTTGTTTTTCGACAGATTTGCCGTAAAATCTTTTAACGTTTTATCCTTTTTATTGGTTTTGTCAACCGTTTTTGTGATTTCTGCCGTAACTTTAATTTTTGCGTTTCTCTTTGCCGTTGCATTGATTTTATCAAGATTTGCAGAAAGCCCAGCAGTCGCATGGTTTTTTGTCACCGCTTTATTTTTTTTCTGCTGATTGTACCAATCTTGATTTTTAGCAAGTTGCGAAGAACTTATTCCGGAATAAGCATTTTCTTTTACTTTCCCTTTGGAAAGTTGACTTCTTGGCGTAGTGATTTCTTTTTTCTTTCCATCAAATCCGGTTACTGTTTCCGTTTTTCCTAAAGCCTTGTCAATCTTCGCTTTAAAATTTTTTATCCCCTTTTTCATGGCGTCGCTATTTTCAACAAAAAACTTTCCTAATGAAATACCGACAGAAACGGTCACTCCTGAAAGAGCAAAATACGGATTGCCGTTTGACATATAAAATGCCGCTCCGCCAGCCGCCAATGCTTCCACAACGGACGATGTAAAATCCGTCCTTTTTTCAGACAACTGAAAACCTATAGTTGCAATAAACGCTGCCAATCCAAGACCGTTGAGGTTGAAAGTTTTTCCACCTTTTCCACCTTTTCCTCCGCTTGTAAACCCTAGTATAGAGCAAAGCGCAGACGATACTATAGGCGCAAGCTTACCGCCGGTAAACATAAGTATTGTAGCAAGGCTTTCTGGTGTCAGATTCTTTAAAAATGTTTTTAATCCATTGAAAATATCTTTCCAACTCAAATCATCAAAGAATCCGCGGACAAACTTCCAAAATCCATCAACCCATCCGTTGATAGCTTCTGCACACTGTTTCCAATTCCGACTCCAAACACCCCTCCGGAACCGATTGCGTAAAGTCCCTGCAAG